TCTTTACAATGCAGCACAACCATCAAACGCAGCTGGAAATGTTCGCGGAGATTCATTGCGCGGTGTAGTTTCACCGGGCTTAAACCTTTATGTTTCACGCTCATTTGGTAACGCTGGTACAACAACAGCTGATGGTGATTCATCAATGGTAGTTGTGAACCCAGATTCATACACATGGTATGAAAGCCCACGCTTTACGCTACGCAGCAATATCAACAGCGATGGAACAATTGACATCCTGTACTACGGCTATGGCGCACTAGCTGCCAAGGTGCCAAACGGCGCACAATTTAACAACCTCCCATAAATCACTATCGGTAGCGGTCGCTCCCGAACGCTACTGACACGAAAGGAACCGAGATGCCATCAATAGTTACAGCCTCGCAGCTGAGAGCGATTCTTGGTGTCTCGGTTTCTTTGTATAGTGATGCTCAATTGGATTCTTACATAGATTCCGCAGAGCAAACGATTTTGCCTTTACTTACGCAATACCAATCATCGGTGACTTTTGCCAATGTGGATGAATCCGTCATTTATTTCACCACAATGCGGCCAAATTACTTTGTGCCGGGTCAATCTGTTGTTGTTACCGGGGCCGGAACTTACAGCGCGACTTATACAGTCACCGATGATCGGATTGAGCCATACACTTTCACAGCTGCAACAAATGCGGCTAATCGTGATTATCCATTGCCGTTTATTCCAGCGGCAACAGCAACATTGAGTGGATCATCGGCAGCGCAGCTGTACGCATCGACACCACCAATTGAAAACGCAATCTTGGTTGTGGCGGTTGAAATTTTCCAGAGCATCACAGCTCCCGGCAACCAGATTATGTCAGACAATTTCCAGCCGTCACCATTTATTCTCGGCCGCAGCTTGAGCAATAGAGTGATTGGTTTGCTTGGCCCATTTTTGGATGTTGAAACGATGTGCCAATGAGCATCGAATCAGCAATTCGCACACCACTCAAAACAGCTTTGTCATCCATCGCAGCCAATGTGTACAACGGCATACCAGAGACAATGACTAGCCCATCGATTTGCTTGATCCCGGATGCACCTTATTTGGAAAGCGTTTTGATCGGCAAAAACACAACAAAGGTCAAGGTCAATCTGACTGTGACTGGTGTGGTTGGTTATGCCAACAATGCCGCAGCTTTGGACAATCTAGAAACATTGATGATCTCAATCATTGCAGCAATGCCAAATGGTTACGAAGTCGGAAATGTAAATCAACCTCAACCTTTGGAAGTCGGTGCCGGAAAGTACCTCACGGCCGATCTCCAAGTATCCACCTACTACAACCAATAGGAGACAAAATGCCAACAACAATCATCACCGGCAGAAATGTGAGCTTCAGCATCGATGGGGATACTTTTGATGCACAAGCAACATCTGCAATTCTTACTGTTGATTCAACGATCAATACATATCAGACACTAGACGGCAAGGCGTATTACACAACCGACACTCAAGGCTCATTTGCCGTTGAAATGTTGGCTGATTGGGGCGTTGCTTCATCATTGTGCGAAATGCTTTGGAATCAAGCCGAATCATCACCAAATACACCTTTGGCGGTAATCCTTGAGACAGAGCCGGGCAGCACTTTCAATTTTACTGTGCAACCAATTTTCCCATCAGCTGGAGGCACAGCACCAGATGCACAGACAGTATCAATGACCTTCACTTGTGTGACAACACCAGCGTTGGCATAACGAAAGGAAATCGGGAGCATGAAACTACCAATCACAATTGAGTTCACATCCGGGGAGAGCGCAACCTATACCGCGCTCCCACCGGAGTGGATGAAATGGGAACGCCAAAGCGGAAACACAATTCAGCAAGTGTCTGAGAAATTGGGCATCGCTGATTTGATGTTTTTGGCTTATCACGCCATGAAGCGCGAGGCAGCCGGAAAGACTGTCAAGCCTTTTGAAGTGTGGTGCGAAACTGTGACTGACATCAGCATGGGAGAATCCGAAAACCCAAAAGCTACGAGCCGGGAAGTTTAAACCGGATCATTTGGGAATTGGCTATCCACACAGGATTGTCAAGATCAGAGTTTCAAACACCAGAGGATGTCTTGACCGCTTTTGAGATTCTAAGGACAAAAAATGGCAACTGAACCAATCACTTATGACAAGAGTGATTTGCGCGGCATCATCAAGGCTTTTAAAGCCATGGATGAGCAAGCTGTTTCTGAGGCCAAAGGCGTTTCAAATGGATTGGCCACTTACCTGCAATCCAAAGTCACAGCCGCAGCTGGTGGCCGTCCAAATAAGGCGGCAATTCGCATTGCTCAAGGATCGCGCGTAAGTAAGTCATCAAAGATTGGTGAAATCAGCTACGGCTTTGTATCTCAAAAATTTAGCGGCGGCGGCACCACACAACAGCTTTGGGGCGGTTACGAATTCGGCTCACAGAAATTCAGGCAATTTCCAATTTGGTCTGGCAAAGCTCCGGGCGGCATTGGATCATTTGGATATTTTATCTATCCAACATTGCGCGCCGAACAGCCTCACATCATCTCTCAATGGGAAAATGCATTTACTAAGATTTTGAAGGAGTGGTGATGGCCGGTCAATCAAGAACACTCAAGCTTTCGATTCTTGCTGATGTAGACAAACTCAAGCAAAGCCTCAATGTAGGTTCAAAGGATGTCGATGGTTTTGCCGGCAAAATTGGTGACTTTAGCAAGAAAGCGGCATTGGCTTTTGCGGCGGTTGCTGCCGCAGCTGGTGCAATGGCGATCAAAATTGGTGTCGATGCCGTTAAAGCTGCAAGCGATTTGGGCGAAACAATTTCAAAAGTCAATGTTTTATTTGGTAAATCAGCTAAAGACATCGAGAAATTTGCCGATGGTGCCGCTGCATCGTTAGGCCAGACAAAGCAACAGGCATTGGATGCCGCAGCTACATTTGCCACATTTGGAAAATCAGCCGGCTTGAGCGGTGAGAATCTAAGCAAATTCTCAATCGACTTTGTGAAATTGTCATCAGATTTGGCATCTTTCAACAACACATCACCAGAGCAAGCGATCAATGCGATTGGATCGGCTTTGCGCGGCGAAGCTGAACCATTACGCCAATATGGTGTTTTGCTCGATGATGCCTCTTTGCGCCAAGCCGCTTTGGAATTGGGAATCATTAGCACCACCAAAAATGCTTTAACACCACAACAAAAGGTGTTGGCAGCACAAGCTTTGATTTATGAACAGACATCAGCGGCACAAGGCGATTTTGAACGCACGAGCGATGGCCTAGCCAACAAAACACGCATCCTCACAGCTCAATTGGAAAATGCCAAAACAACGATTGGTGAAGCACTATTGCCAATAGTTTTGCAATTGGCCACATTGTTTTCAGAAAAGGTCATCCCAATTGTGCAACAGGTTGCAGATGCCTTTGGCGAGAAATCTGGTGGCATGGGCAACACATTAAGCAAATTGGCCGGCTCAATCAAAGACTTTGTGCAACCAATTTTTGAAGGTTTCAAATCAGCTTTCGACAAAATCAAAAAAACTGTTGTAGAAAACAAAGATGAGTTTGAAGCCTTTTTTGATGTCATCAAAGCTGCCGCACCAATCATTGGCAATGTCATCGGCAAGGCTTTCAGCATTGTGGGCGATGTGGCCAGCGTTGTTTTAAACATCATGGCTAATGTCGTTGGAGCTTTGCGCGGCTTAATCAACACGGCAATCGATTTGATCAATATTGCGATCCGTGGATTTAATCTCATCAAACCCGGTGCAGACATTTCACCCGTTTCAAAAATTGGTGTTTCGGGCGGCTCAAGCTCCACGGGTGGCATTTCCGTACCAGCTGCATCATTGCCAAGTGGCTTTACATCAGGCGGAACCACATCATCAGCTGGTGGCACAACCGGAGGTGGCACAACCACGATCACAGGTGGCACCACAGGTGGAGGATCGACCGGCGGAACGCTTGGCGGTGCGGTCACAAAAATTGCAAAAGATACGAAAAAGGTTGTTGATAATGTGGCTGGAGCCTTTGACAATTTTACCAGCGGCACAACGACTTTGGCCGGGGTTATGGCAGCTTCAAATCAGCCATTTGCCTTTGGCACATCTGGTGTCAATACAAATACACTTGCTGGCATTTTAGCTGCATCAAGCAAGCCAAGCGTGACTGTGAATTTTAATGGAGTCACAACCGATCCCGAAGGCACAGCTCGTGTGCTTGTGGACACGCTTAACAATTCTTACTATCGCGGCACAGGTGGCGCAACTAACCTGCAAATCGCATGACAATTTTTAATCCAGTTTGGCGCGTGACCATTGGCGGTGTCCAATACACAACAGCCATTTTGGCCAATCTAACCATCCGCAGCGGTCGGACAAACATTTATGAGCAAGCACAGGCCGGATACACTAATCTCGAAATTATTAACCTTGATCAATCAAATGTAGCAATTGAAATCAATGATTCAATTACAATTGAATTGCAAGATTCAACATCCACATTTGTGCCAATTTTTGGTGGCTCGGTTGTTGAGGTCGGTATTGCCGTGGCCGAAGTGGGCAGCGTTGATTATGCACAACGCATCAACATCATTGCCTTGGGTGCATTGGCCAGATTGCCAAAGGCACTTACCGAAGGCGTTTTGAACGATGATTTTGATGGTGATCAGATTTATACCATTTTGAAAGAGGTTTTGTTTAACTCGTGGCAAGAGGTACCAGGTGCATTGACATGGGCAACCTATGATCCAACCACTCAATGGGAGGATGCGGAAAACAGCGGATTGGGTGAAATTGATCGGCCCGGAAATTATGAGCTGGAAAATCGTGGATCATCAACGATTGATGTTTATTCACTAGTATCAGCTTTGGCAACATCCGGGCTTGGTTACATTTACGAAAATGCACAAGGTCAAATTTCTTATGCTGATTCAACCCACCGAACCAATTATTTGGCCGCCAATGGGTATGTTGATCTTACGGCCAACCACGCTTTGGCATCGGGTTTGAGCATCCAGTCTCGTGCAGGTGATGTGCGAAACACCATCGATCTCAAATATGGCAACAATTCGGCTTTGGAGGTCAGCGCGGTTGATCCGGCATCTGTTGGCCTTTATGGACAGCTCGCTCAGATTTTCACAACCACCATTAAGCATCAAGCTGATGCACAGGATCAGGCCGATTTCTATTTAGAGCTAAGAGCGTATCCACGCTTCAATTTCAACAACATCACATTTGAGCTGACAAATCCAGAAATCGATGATTCTGATCGTGATTCTTTGATCAAGGTTTTCATGGGTATGCCGGTTAACATTGCCAATTTGCCACTTAACATGAATTCTGGCGATTTTCTGGGTTTCGTTGAAGGCTGGACATTTTCGGCCAGATACAATCAGATAAGCATTTCAATGATCGTTTCACCAATTTCATTCTCATTGCAAGCCATGCGATGGAATGATGTGCCGGTGGTCGAACAATGGCAAACAATCAATCCAACTTTGGATTGGATCAATGCCACAATTGTGGCGTAAGGAGAAAACAAGTGAGCAACCCAACGAGTAACTTTCTTTGGCAAATGCCGACAGCCGTTGATTTGGTAACGGATTTGCCAGCCGATTTTGAGGTATTTGGACAAGCGGTGGACACATCGTTGGCTGATCTCAAAGGCGGCACATCAGGTCAGATTTTGGCAAAAAATACAAATGCCGACATGGATTTTGTGTGGATTACAAATGATGTCGGTGACATCACAGAAGTTACAGCTGGCACGGGCATTTCAGGCGGTGGCACATCCGGTGCGGTAACAATTACAAACTCAATGGCAACAGAAATCACGGCTAAAGCGGATTTGATTGTTGGTACTGGCAATGCAACTTTTGACAATTTACCAGTTGGGGCAAATGGAACAGTTTTGACAGCTGATTCAACGGTTTCGCCAACAGGTTTGAAATGGGCAACTCCGGCCGCTAATTCTTACACTTGGACTTCTTATACTCCGACTTACCAAAACTTCACTTTAGGTAATGGCACTCAAACAATGGGTTATTTACAAATTGATAAAATTGTCTTTGTGAGAGGAAAAATTACCTTAGGTTCAACTTCTAGCGTAACTGGTCAAATTGGGATTTCTTGTCCAGTTACAGAAGGTATGGAAGATTACATTCAAAGCTTTGATTGTTCATACTATGACAATAGTGTCCCGCTTCAATATGGTGGAAATGCAGGAGTAGTATCAGGATTTATTAATTTGCTAGCCGATAAATCTGATGCGACGTATGTAACTCAAGTTGGAGTAAGTGCAACAGTACCAATGACCTGGGCAGTTAACGACATTATCATTGTCGCTGGCTGGTATCAGGCTTCTTAAAGGAGATATGATGAGTTACTTAGAAAAAATATTTGAAGTTGGTATTTCTGACGAATATCGTTGGGAACGAATCCGCTATTGGCGCGATAAACTTCTACGCGATTCAGATGTGAAGATGATTAGTGATTCGCCGTGGGATAAAATTGCTTGGGCAGAATATCGCCAACAATTAAGAGATTTGCCTTCAAGCAATCTAGACCCAAGCAAAATTGTATTTCCTAACGAACCTAAATAATGGAATAAGTAAGTGAGATGAATCATGGCTAATTTTCCACAAGGCACATTGCCGCGTTTGATTCAGGTTGCGCTTGCTGAGGTCGGTACGGCTGAAACAGGCAACAATGAGACAAAATACGGCAAATTTATGAAGGCCGACAAGCTCCCATGGTGCGGCTCGTTTCTCAATTGGTGTGCTGATCAAGCTGGTGTCAAAGTGCCAAATGTTGTCAGCACTCGTGCTGGAGCTGAGGCATTTCAAAAGTCAAAGCAATGGCACATCACACCAAAGATTGGAGATTTTGTTTTCTTTGATTTCATCATCGATGACAAAACCACAATTAATCACATTGGTTTGGTGATCCGCTGTTCAGAAAAACAGATTGTGACCATTGAAGGCAACACATCAGCTGGCAAAAGTCAGCGCAATGGTGGCGAAGTCATGGTGAAATCAAGAGCTTTGGGAGCACGCTCATTTGTGGTGGGTTATGGCCGACCAGCTTATGAGCCATTTTCCGGTGATTTACCGGATCGACCAAAAGGAGAAAAATAATGGAGCAAGCAAAAGCAATTGCAGCATCATGGGCGCGCTCATACATCGCGGCAGCTTTAGCCGTGTACATGGCCGGTGGAGATATCAAGGCAATGGCAATGGGTGGCGTTGCAGCCATCGTGCCGGTTGTTTTGAGATGGCTCAATCCAGCTGACACAGCTTTCGGATCAACGGGGAAATGATCCCGAAACTACGCGCGGCGGGTTTAGCTTTGATCCTTTCGCTAAGCCTTGCCGGGTGTGGTTATGATGGTTGGGTCAGGTACCCATGCCAAGAGCACGAAAATTGGGAAAACAAAGATTGCCAGAAACCACAATGTAAGGTGACTGGCACCTGTACAGAGGATTTGATAGGCGATGCCTTCCAAGACTAAAGAGCGATTAAGCCAAGAGGATATCAAGGCACGGCTGATGTTTCTCATTGGTTCGGTGCTGGCCATTGTGTTTCTTATCGTCACTTTGGGAATTACTTACGCATTGATCTTTGTGACACAGCCAATTGGAGCACAAGCT